CCGCTGCTGTCCAGCTGCCCGCCTGCGCTGCCGGGGGTGGACTGAGCTAAGCCGCCCACCATTTTCTGCCTAGCGGCGTACTTTGCGGTGTCGAACGAGGGGTCTACGGCTCGCGCCGCCTCATACCGCGCGCGCAATACCGGGTTACGCAGGCTCAACGAGGTAATCGGTTGGCCTCGCCCTTCTAGCATAGCTGTAACTTCACGCTGGTCGTCTGGCGCCATGCTGTCGAAGCGCTCTTGGCCTGACAGGTTAGGGTCGCCACCGGGCTGCGGGCCGGTCTGGGCAGGAGCATCACCGCCGTAGCGCGTAAACTCGCCCGTGCTGTGGTTGATCTTGCCGATAGGCGTGGGTGCGCCGTTGGCGTCCTTGCCCATCACGATACCGAAGCTGCCTTTGCCGCCGCCCGGGAGCGTAGCGAAGCTAACCTCTCCGGTATCCTTGTTGATCTTCACCAACTGGCCATTGGGGCCCATCGTATACTGGTAGTCGGTCTTGTTCTGGTCTTCGAGGCTCTTGCCCAGCGAGTTTAGCTGTGCCGATTGGCCGGGATTGACGCCAGCGGAGAGGGCAGCGGCAGCACGTACCAATCGGGCGCCAATGCCGTGCATCTTTGCCTTGGTCTCGTCGCTGGCTCCGAAGAGGTCGCCAATGCCGAACCTATTGTCCTGCTTGCCGCTGCCGTCGTTATTGCCCCCGAAGGACAGGGTACCGCTACCGGGGATCTGACTGGGGACAGCTGCGGTAGTGCCGCCATCTTCTTCGCCATCGCCCGAGAAGGCCAGCGCGGAGCCATTAGGGCCCTGCGGGATTCCAGCTGCGCCGTTGATCGCCGCGACCGGGTTCTGGCCGGTATTGGGGCCGCCCAGGTATCGGTTGAACTTGTCTACGTACTGATTGCCGGTGATGTAGCCATCGCTCGAACGGCCACCTTGGGCCAATGGCCTTCCGGTGAACCACATGGACGCGGCGTCCTGCGGGTTGCCGTGCTGCTGCACGTAGCTGCCGAACTCGCCGTTGAACACGGCATCCTGCGCTTGCTTGTTCTGCAAGAACTGCTGCGGAGTTAGCGCTTGGCCGAAGTGCTTCTGGGTCCACGCGGGAATGTTGTTGCCCATGACCTGATACGCACCATAAGCACGGTCTCCGCTCCGGGTAACAGGCCCAGTGAGGCCATAGTTGCCGCCAGAGCTTTCGATGCTCTTGATGGCGTTCTGGTAATTAGTAAGGTCAGTGGGGTCCATAGTGTTGCCTTAGAGGAACGCGCCGAGCAGGCCCATGCCGCTGCTGATGTTGCTGAGCAGACCGGGGTTATTCTGCGTGGTGCTCGTGCCCGTACCCTGCGTCTGGGAGCTGCCGCTGGTGTTAGTCGTGCTGCCCCAGTTGGTGCCGCCGAACAGCTGCATGTAGGGTTGCAGCGCCGCGTAAGCATTGCCTACGCTGTTGCTGTAGTTGCCCTGATTGATGTTGTTCGCGGTGCCCGTGTTGTTAAGGGCGCCGGAGTACGCATTCTGACCAGTGTTGACCGCAGAGTTACCCTGCGACGCCGCCGAGTTAGCTGCGGTTAGGTTCAGGCCGTTGTTGTTGTTCGCCTGTGACTGCGCGAGGTTGAGGCCGTTACCGTATGCCTGTCCGTAGAGGCTGTTGTAGGTGTTCTGCGTGTTCTCAGCGAGCGAGCGCTCAACGAGGCCCTGCGCGATGCCGTTGCGCGAGCTATCCGTGTTGCCGCCGATTGATGCATTCTGCTGAATGCCCGGCAGCGTAACATCGCGCACCTGCTCCATCGCCTGATTAGTGGCGGCGGCAGTCTGAGCACCAATGTTCTGGTTGTTGGCGTACTGAGTAGCTGCGTCGCTGATCGCCTGCGTGTTGTTCGTGTTTCCAGCGTTGTAGTTAGTCAGAGCACCGAGGCCAGAGGTGGCCGCATTGGTACCGCTGTTCGACAGGTTGACGCCGTTGTTAGACAGCGCAGCGTTGCCATTGAGGTTAGCTGACTGGCCAGTGGGCGCAGCAACTGACTGTGCATTCGACAGGGAGCTACCGGCCTGATTGAAGGCGGTGGTAAGGGCGCTAGTCTGCGGCTGCCAACCGGGAGCCGAGGAGGACGTACCGGAATAGTTAGTGTTCTGGTTCTGTGAGGAGTTCTGGGTGCTGCTGCTGCCGGGCATAGTTTATCCAAATGGGCCTCGTCTCCCCGTCGTTGCACGGGGCCGCGTCAATGAGCGGAACGAAGCCGAAGTAGCTAATGAATTTCTCCCATCGGGCATCAGGCACGAGCGGGTAAGCGAATATGTTTTGAGGAACAGTTGTCCGAAATTTGTGCCAGTTTTTCTGACACTCTCGGAGGATGCGCGGAGACCACCGCGCCAGATCGGCGTGGATGATTAGCATGGTCGCCCCGTCGCAGGGTCTCCGCATCTCTTCTAGCTCACACACTGCGTACTCGCTCTCGAATACCTTGTGGTAAGCTACGTGCTCAAAGTGCTCCGGCTGCAAGGCGTGCCTCTAATTTGCGGACAGCTGCGTTTAGTGTAGCTACCGCGTTTGAGATGGCCGCCAATTGCTGCTGGAGGTAAAGCTGATCCCCGCCGAGCGTTGGCTGCGGCGGAGGGACATAGGTAACAAGTTTAGCGGGAGTCTTATCGACCATTACCGGCGACCTGTCGTCTTGATGTCGAGGTCCATACCCGTCATCGTGAATGTACGCCAATCGCTCCAAAGGACCTTAATAGCCAACCAGCGTCCCGCCGCGTTCACGTCGAGCTTGTAGTTCAAGACGCCGTCATAGGGCTGATATGGTCCCCATGTTGGAGTAAGGTCGTTGGGGTTATCCGAGGCGCCTACAGCTATCTGAAGCATCTGGCCGCCCGTCGTATCCACACGCGCCTGCGGATACACAGTGCTGATGTTCTTGTACTCCCGCAGGGTGTCATTCAGCTCGTCCAAATCGATACCGACGCGCTCAAGTCTAACCGGAGCGGTCGCGTTGGGAGCTACAGGGTACGGAGCGACAGAACCGGGGCCCGCAAGGTCGAATGCGTACAGGGACGATACGAGGCCATAGGGGGTATTGGTGTCACCAATCGCCACAACGATACGCTTACCGCCGTCTTCCTGATCCTGATACGAGCCGCCCATAGTAGCGTAGGAGGTGGTAACGGTGGCGTAGGTCAGGATGTTCGAGACAGGGCCGTTATCGGTGTTGAAGATTGACGGGAGGTCGTCAAACGTCCATGTCTGGGTGGTCATGTTGTAGACCGCTTGGCGGTTGCACCCGTTGACACCTTGATAGTTCACGAGAGGGTCGCCAGACACATAGCCGAAATAGAGTTCGTTTAGCCGGGGGTTGTACTGGACCCAGCATCTATTCGCCTTCGTTTGATTGAGCGAGCCAAAGATGTAGTCGCGGACAGTCGTGTCACACAGGCTTTGCTCTGAGATGCCGTCGTGGACCCAGATGTCATCAATGCCGAAAACGTAGTTCTTGCCGTCCAACTCAACAGAGCAATTGGAGTTGATAGAGCCCTTCGCGTAGCTAAGCTTGGTGTAGCTATACACAAAGGTAGAGCCGTCAGCGTGCATCCGCCATGCTTCACGCTGCCCGTAGATAATCAGGTCTTGGCCTAGCTGGCAGGCGTCAATGATCTGTCCGTCCAGCGACTGAAGGATGTTCTCGGAAGCCAGCGTGGCAGGGTTGGTAATGTCCCATGAAGCCGGGATGCTTCCCGAGCTGATGATGGAGGATGTTTTGACCATCGTGGGATAGGTAGCGGCACCCTTGGTAACGTTGAGGGCCACGAGGGCACCGCCGCACTGGGCGATTACCTTAGCTGTCCAAGTGGGGTCCCATCTGTCAGGCGCGGCGCCAGCTGCACTGAGGTCCGCAAACTGAGAGGCGGTCGGCAGGAGGTACCACGGTTGCCGGTCGGCACGATTGACGTACACGACGTTGCCGATGGTGTAGCTAGTCCAATTGGTCTCAGCAGATGACGGGGTGTAGCCAGTAGGGCTGTAGAGCGTCTCAGTGCCGTTGTTGTAGTAGTAGACGTTCCCCGACAGATAGCCGATGAACATCTCGTTGTTGGTGTTGCCAACCCCCGCTGTGAACGAGTACCGGGGGTCGGTCTCAGCTAGCGGCGATTTGACAGTACGGAATACAGGGGCCGGGGTGATCTTGTTGTTGCGGAAACGAACGTTGACACCGTTCGACCACGTACCCACCGGGAGGGCGTAGGGGTCTTGGTCAGTAATGACCCCAGCAGCCCCGAGGTTTCGGAGCTTCACAATGGGCATAGGCAGTCCTTGGGGGAGTTAGGGAGCAAGCGCCGCTAAGGCGCGGCTGGGGCTCCGGGCGGCGTAGTGCCATCCCATTTCCACCAGACACCCGCGCAATAGCAGGTGTGGTAGATGGCCCGAGCGACTTCCAGCGGGAGAGTGGCAACAATCACCACCCGCCTTAGCCAGCGCCATTTGTAGGTGCTGATGTGCGGAAGTTCGAACTGTTTCAGGAAATTGAGCATTAGAATGCGCGAATACAAAAGAGGACAGTAGCGGACAGCGGACGGGTCTCAGTGCCGTCTGCGCTTCCGTTCGAAGTCGTGAACGAGAAGGCATGATTGTGGGGGGCGCTGGCCCCGGCAGTGGTGCCTGAGAAGCTGTGCGTGTGTCGCTGGTTGGCGCCGCCCGAAGTGACCGTAGACGGCGCAACGTTAAGCGAGAACGAACCGCCGCCCGTAACACCACCCGAAGCACCGCCAGCGTTGACGTTGACTTGGTGCGTGTGGTCAGGGCTGTCGTTGCCCGTGGTGCCAGAGAAGGGGTGTGTGTGGTCCACGCTGTTGCCCCCGGTGGTACCGGAGCCAGTGTGCGTGTGCGGAGCCGTCTGGGCAGCCTGCGTGGTGCCTACAGCGCCTGCGGGCCCCGAGGCATTGCGGTGACGGAGGAAGCGGTCATTGAGCGGTGGGACGTTGAACGTTGTGCTGCCGTCGCCCGCGCCCCACGTCGTACCAATAGCAGCGAACAGAGCCGCGTAGGTAGTGCGGCTAACAGCCTGACCATCACAGGCCAGGTATCCATTGGGGACAGCGGAGCCTGCGTAGAAGCCGAGGAAACCGATATCGACAGAGCCTTGGCCGATCAGGCTGCCGACTACAGCTGTTTGGCCAGTGCCTTTGCGGTAGAAGCCAGCAGTAGCATCAGCAGCGAATCCGATTGAGGGAGCAATGGAGGTGCCGTCAGGGGCAGTCAGGTTGCCGCTAGTCAGCGAGCTGCCAACATCAGTCAGCAGCACCTGCTTAATCAGGCGCATATGGTCGTCGGCTTGGTTGAGGCCG